TATGCAGGATCTTCTTTATCAATTCCGACAGGTTTTCCTTCTTCTTCCTTATCTTTTATGGGTATGTCGTTATCTGTACATCCGAACATAATGATAGAAGATAGGAATGCACAAATGTAAAAATGGCGTTTGAATATCATCGTATTAAGTATTTAGTTTATTTGTGCAAATATAAGAAGTTTATCACCGAGTGCCGTTCAGTAATGTGTATATCCTAACTACAAATAGGAGTTGAATTATTAATTTGGTTGAATATGTTATTAGAATTGTCTTTTAGAAAGAGAGAGGAAATGCCGAAACAAGAAAAGAACTCATTTACCGTTGATATCAGTTTAAAGAAATGATTTAGAAAAACATAGACAATCGTTAGTAACGGATCCAATAGGCTGTAATGACTTGAATTACATTTACATTACACTTCTCAGAGGGAAGTTCTTATTAGAAATATGTTTGGTATAATATATTGTAATGGTAAATATTATTTGCAAATAATAGCTAAGAAGTCATGGCGATATATTATTTTTGCCAAAAAAAGATATTTAATAATGATACTATAATAATCATTGAGTAAATATGAAAACGGAGTTAATAGAAAATTTAGACTTTACAGAGAAAGATTATAATGAGAAAACAGCAGGTGAGGATATTGCTTCTTTCAACGAGTTTATAGATGCTATTATCGCATTTGTAGAACAAAGTGGCGGTACTTTGGAAGATGCAATCATTATGGCTGACGACGCTTATTACCAATTATGATGCAACTCTTTTAAAAAATATTATGTATGTATAAAGCATTGTGTTTCAGTAATACAACTATTTGCTTGCCATATAGAAGACTATCATTTTAATACAAACAATAAATATTTTGAATGTAAAATTTGTAGTTTTCATAAAAAAACGTACCTTTGCACCGCAATTAAGGCTGGTTCCGTAGCTCAGCTGGATAGAGCAACGCCCTTCTAAGGCGTGGGTCTTGCGTTCGAATCGCAACGGAATCACTAAAGGCAGTTACTTCAGTAGCTGCCTTTTTTATTGTGTATCAGTGCTTTATATAGCAAAAGATTGATATATAAATGTTTATCCCATAATATAATTAACATTTATTAACGCACAAAGATGCACAATAATGCATGATAATGTACTACTTTTGATACCAAGAATATACCAATGGTATCAAATGATACCAAAAATATGATACCAATGCTTGACTACATCAAATACTAACTTTAAAACCGAAAATATGAAGTACCCAACAATGAGATTCGTGTTTGACAGAAAGCATGTCGCCACGAAAAACAAAAAAGGTCTTGTTCAGATTGAAGTGACATCGGAGGGTAAGCGAAAATGGATTGGGACATCGGTAAAACTGTATTTAGACCAATGGCACGAGAAAAAGAAGGTAATTAATTCGGTCAACTCAGTACAACTGAATGCATTACTTGACGGGCAAATGGCAAAATTAAACGATTTTATTCTTGAGCTTGTTCGGAATAACCAGCAATTTGATTTTGAGAAACTGAACGCATTTTTGGAGAAATCCAATCATTCGGGTTCATTCATTGATTTTGTACGTACAAGAATAGAGGATAGAACAGACCTTGAAGAAAGTACTCGTAAACAGCATCGGACTTTGCTACAATCGCTTGAAAAGTTTGGTAAGATAAATTATATGGACGACCTTACAAAAGCGAATATAACGCTCTATGATGAGTTTTTGCATCAACAGGGCATTGCTCAGCCTACAATTTATAACTATCATAAACGTTTGAAGCGCTATTTGCATGAAGCGATGAAATTTGGCCTGTTAGATGCAGACCCTTATGTCGGTTTACATTTTGAGCGTGGAAAATTTGAGAAACGAAAGTATCTCACAGAAGAAGAACTGGAAATAATCCGTTCGTGTAAAATTAATATGCCTTCAATAGAGCGAGTACGTGACTTATTCCTTTTTCAATGTTTCACCGGACTTGCTTATGCGGACTTTGAGAAATTTGATTTTGAGAAAGATGTTGAAGAGAGAAATGGAAAATTTATCGTTGCGGATAGACGGAAGAAAACAAATGAGGATTATAAGATAGTTCTTCTTACTCCAGCAATCGAGATATTAAAAAAGTATGACTATAAGCTACCTGTTATATCCAACCAACAGTATAATATCATGCTTAAAGTTGTTGCTCAGTATGCAGGTATAGATAAGAATATAACTACGCACATGGGAAGGCATACCTTTGCTGTTTTTGCTCTGAATAATGGTGTGCCTATTGAAATAGTGGCAAAAATGCTTGGACACACAAATATCAGAACTACTCAAATTTATGCAAAGGTGCTTAATTCAGAAGTGGAAAAGGGATTTGCCTTGTTGGAAAGAAAAATCAAGAAATAGAGAAATACACATTTACTAAAACGAAAATGCATTTCTACACCAGTGGGATATCATTCTAAATTTCCCATCACGGGCGATTGTGTAATAAAGGATATGTACTTTAATGTTCCTTGTCGTAGATATTATAGCTATTCAAATATTTGAATGATTATTTTGTGTGTTATAAAACACAGTTGCAAATGAAATGCTTAAGAAGTTAAATGCATGTTATAATTGCAATATATTTTTATTATCTTTGCAAAAGCATGTCAAGTGGCATGCTTCCCATACTGACGAAAAGACATGAAAAAACTTACAATCAAACAAGAGAATTTTTGCAACTACTACATCGAAAGCGGTAATACTTCCGATGCCTATCGTCGTGCCTATTCGTGCGAGAAGATGAAAGATAAACAAGTGTGGGAAGAATCTTGTAAGTTGTTGTCCAACCCAAAGGTAGCCCAAAGGGTCAAAGAGTTGCAGGAGGAACAAAAAAACAAATCGGATATAACTAAAGAACGCATTCTGCAAGAATTGTCCGGTATAGCTTTCTCATCCATTGCCAGCATGCACAACACATGGATAGAGCGTAAAGAATTTGATGAACTCTCTGACAAAGAGAAATCGGCAATAAAAAGTATATCTACCAAGATATTGAAAAAGAATATCGGAACAAGTGACGAACCGGAAATCGTAGACGTTGAATATGTGAAGATAGAACTTTATGATAAGATAAAGGCTATCGAGCGTATATGTAAGATGCTCGGATTTGATGAGCCTACCGAAATAGAGATGAATACCAGCAAACCCATAAGCGTTGAGGAAGCAAAGAAACTGATAGAAAAGTTATGATGGATGGTGTACGGTATCTACAAGCATTCTGCATGTCTGGTGTCCTTAATTATACAAAATTGTTTTTCAAAAGCAAAACGGGACGCAGGTTTGTGGTGAGCAGGCATCACAAACGTATATGCAATGCACTGGATGATGTCATTTCCGGAAAAATCCGAAAGCTGATAATCAATATTGCACCACGTTATGGGAAGACGGAACTGGCTGTAAAAAACTTCATATCTTACGGGCTGGCGCTCAACCCTTCTTCCAAATTCATCCACCTTTCATACTCTGACGATTTAGCCCATGATAATTCAGAAGAGATAAGGGACATCGTTAAATCGGAAGAGTATCAGCGGCTATTTCCGTATGTTCAGATAAAGCGAGGTACGGATAGTAAAAAGAAATGGAATACCACTGCTGGCGGTGGTGTATATGCCGTATCAACAGGCGGGCAGATAACGGGGTTTGGTGCCGGAGAGGTAGACGATATAGATGATAAGGAAATAGGGGCGGAAATAGACAGCATATCAAAAGAAGCAAGATTTGCCGGTGCTATTGTGATAGATGACCCAATCAAACCGGAAGACGCTCTATCTGACGTAAAGAGGGAGAAAATCAACCAGCGGTTTGAAACGACCATACGTAACCGTGTAAACAGCAGGAACACACCTATTATTATCATCATGCAACGGCTGCATGAAAACGACTTGTGCGGTTATCTTATGAAGACAGAACCCGGTGAATGGACTGTCCTCTCACTGCCTGCCATAGAGAATGAAGCGGATGGGAAGGAAGTACCTCTATGGGATTTCAAGCATACGCTGGATGAATTGCACCACCTTAATAAAATAGACCCTTTTACCTTTGAGACGCAATACATGCAAAATCCCACCCCGATGGTGGGACTTATGTATGGCGTATTCAAAACTTATAAGGAAATACCATACACCAACCGGGCTATCCGGAAGAACTACACCGATACCGCTGATACAGGCATCGACAAGTTATGTTCCATAGATTACATAGATACAGAAATCGGCAACTTCATTTTAAATGTTCTATATACGGATGCTCCTATGGAAGTTACGGAGCCGAAAGTCGCAACCATGCTTGCCAAGGACGGAATAACCGTGGCTAATATCGAAAGCAATAACGGCGGGCGTGGCTTTGCCCGAAATGTGGAGAAGCAATCACGTATCATTGGAAATGATGAAACAGAAATAAAATGGTTCCACCAATCCGGAAATAAAGAGGTGAGAATTTTCACCCGCTCTGCCGAAGTGATGAACCTCACATATATGCCTGAAGGCTGGGAAACTCTTTTCCCGGAATTTCATGCGGAGATAAAGTCTTTCAGGAAGTTCGGGAAGAATGCACATGATGACGGTGCGGATGCTCTTACCGGAACTGTTGAAAAGCGTGGGGAATTTGAATATGACAGTTATGATGACGGTGCGGCGGTTCTCTCCAGTATTCCGATTGTAGAAATACATCCACTGCTTAATGGAAGATTCGTCCATGCCAAAGCATATATAGTGGATGGGGCGGTATATGTGGACGACGCATACATAGGAGAACCGCTTCCTATCGAAGCAGTTAAGACATTTGTATCAGGTGCAGATGTGAATATTGAGGTTTCGCAGGCGATGCTTCATTATGTACGCGATTATAGAGTAGAAATAGGAGATGTCTGGGCAAGACAGGAGAATGCAGGGAAAATAGCTTATATTGAAGCTTTTCGAGGATTAGTCCGAGGATTTAAATTTAAGAGAGACAATAAGATGTCATTGTTTATGCGTAATCTAATGGATTACGATGGCAAGGACGTATATGAAGCAATGTATGTATTGTGCTGTATAGCGGATAGGATAAAAAGAAAATTAAAAAAGTAATCGAAAAAAGATTGTTTGCTATTTGGAATTAGTCTAAATAATATGTATATTTGCACCCGTAGGGTCACTACAAGCGTGTGAAGTTGCACGCAACCGTATAAATGGACTAAAACACTAAATATATGGGAGTGGCCGCATTCATTTGCTGTCACTCCTGCTTTGTATATGGGCATATTTACTAAAATTTGGAAGCCGAAAAATAGAAAATCTATTCCGATGTATGACAGTGTAAATCGGGTAGAAAAGGATGCAGCAGGAAACTACTGGTTTTTATCTGATTTATTTGGTGCTCGTTCCAGATGGAAAGTATATTATGACATGACTAATAATTCAGATAAAGCTGAGGCACTTATTTCTTGCACTCCTTTTTTTACTGTAGTTGATAAAATCGGTTCCATGATGTCCCGTGGTGTTCCTTACGTTGTTGATAAAGACGGGAATGAAAAAAGAACTTATGCTGATATACGAAATATTCTCCACAATCCCAATCCGTTGCAAACATTTTCTTCGTTTGTAAAGCAGGCTGAGATATGCCTTAAAGTTTTCGGATATTGTCCTATTATTCTTGTGAGGGCTACAGAAAAAAGCGTTCCCAAAGCGATGTGGATAGTTCCCCCTGAAATATTCCATATAGAGGGAACGGGTAAGGTGTTTCGTCAGTATGAATTGAAGGATATTGTATCGAGCGCATATATTGACTGCAACGGACGGCGGATGGAATTGGAAGATTATGAATACATAATAGTATATGACAGCAATATCCTTGTTGAGAGCGGCAGGAGTGCAGATGTTAAATTCGAGTCAGTTTCAGACAGTTTGTCGCAGCCTATATCCAACTGGATAGCTTCCATGTCGGCAAGCTATACATTACTTGTAAACGGCGGCCCCAAAGGCGTACTCTATAACGACTACACAGACCAAATGGGTAATGTTGCTCTTTCTTCAGAAGATGAAAAGGAGATAAAAGACAGTTTTAAACGCGATTACGGCTTGGTGAACAAGGAATACCCCATTTTGGTGACACGTTATAAATTAGGATGGCTTCCCCTTGATTTTGATGCCGATAAATTAAAGCTTCATGAAGAGGATAAAAGATGTACGGATAAGATTGCCAATGCAATGGGAATAAATGCCAACCTGTTCACGGATGCCAAATATGATAATCTTGAAAGCGCCGGAAAAAAGGCTTATCAAGATGTGATTATTCCAGATAGCCGAAAGATAGCCGAATGTCTATCAAAAGCTATATGCCCAGAGGGTGTTTTTATTAAGATTGATTTTGCAGACGTTGAATGTCTTCAAACTAACAAAGAGGCAGAAGCGAATACATTGGTTAAAGTGGCCGATGCCATGCAAAGGTTATTGGACAAGTCTTTGATAACGCATGATGAAGCCCGTGTAGAAATCGCAAGATATATAGACATTGACCCGGATAATCCCAAGGGAGATTTTGACAACAATACAGCAAGCAGCGTATCTTCTGAGAACAACATCAATAACAGCAAAGAGAATGGAAAAAAAGATGAATAAATACAAAGATAAAATGGGGATGCAATATAAATTATTCTCCATTAACTCAAAAGATGTCCAATATAGCCCCGAAAGCCGGACTATCAGCGGGTATGCTGCGATATTCGGAAATAAGGACAAGGCTCACGATATTTTATTGAAAGGTTGCTTCTCAAAAAGCATTAATGAAAGAGGCCCACAAAGCCAAGCAAACGACAAAATTATACTTCTTTGGATGCATGACCTGTCAGAGCCTTTGGGATTTATTACTGAATTAAAAGAAGATGATAGAGGGCTTTATTTTGAGGCGCGCATTGATGAGATTGAACTTGGAGATAGAGCCATAAAGCAACTTGAATCAGGCACGCTTAATCAATTCTCTATTGGCTATGAGTATGTATGGGAAAAATGTGAATGGGATTATGAAAAAGAGGCTTTGATTGTTAGAGAGGTTAAGCTATATGAAATATCAGTAGTGTCAATTGGTTGCAATGGGGAAACCGAGTATCTGGGGTTAAAGTCAATTGAAGACTATGAAAATTCTTATAAGGATTTAAGCAGTGAAATTTCCTCGTTATGTAAAAATATGAGTATGTCTAAGCAACTGCGTTTGCAAAAAATTATAGCCAAAGCAATGTCACTTGCATCTTTTAGGCCGGACAGTGTTATACCAGTTCCACCCAAAGAGAAGGAAGCCGGCAGTAATGGCAAAACGGAAGAAAAATCATTATGTAATTTATTAAAACTAAAATCGGTATGAAATTAGGATTTTTAGAACTTATGGACACATCCGGTCTGTCTGAAGAAAACAAAAAGTTTTTTGAATCTTTGGACGAAAAAATGGGAGAAGCTTTTGAAAAACAAGTGAAAGGCTATCTTTCGGATGAAGTTAAACTGGAAGATTTGCGCAAATCCATAAAGGATGCCGCTGATTCCATAAACGACATCAAGGAAAAGGATTTTGCCGGCATTGACAAAAAGACTTTTGAGGAGAAGGTTAATGAGCTGGAGAATGCCATTTTACGTGTAAAGGCTTCTACTGAAGTGGGTAAAAACGGAGAGGTAAAGATTAAATCCGTTTATGAGCAGCTACACGAACAGCTCAAGGAGTATATTACCGCAGACAAGAAAGGTATTATGTCCCTCGATTTGAAATCGGCTTGCCAGGCGGCTCCCGGCAATAAGTTGGGATTAAATCTTGTGTTGGAAAAGAAAGATGCCGCGACTATTACTTCCGGGTCTCTTGCTCCGCATTACGGGATTGAGGTTGACCCAAATTTATCAGTCAATCCGAGAGCGCAGACTGTCATTCGGAAATATGCAAATGTATCGAGCACCAACAATCGGGCTTTGGTTTATGCGGAATACACAAGCAAGGATGGGGATGCTGCATGGGTTCCTGAAGGTGGATTAAAGCCCCTTATGGATGCGACATTGACGGAAAAAACGGTGACGGCCGCCAAAGTTGCAATTGCCGCCAAGTTTACAGAAGAAACCTTGTCCGACTTCCCAAGTTTCGTCAATGAAGTTGAAACGGAAATGATAAACAAACTTGGTATAAAAGAAGAACAGGGTATTTTGTCAGGCAATGGTTCCAGTGGGGAAATAAAAGGAGTTGCTTCAGATATGCCGGCATTTTCTCTTTCCACTTTCTACGTTGAAAGACCGAACATGTTTGATGCTCTTGTGGCGGCTTATTCGCAAATTGTATCTACCAGCGAAATGGCATATCGTCCCAACCTTGTATTGATGAACCCATTGGATTATGCGGCTATGCAGTTAGCTAAGGATGCTAATGGGCAGTATCTGCGCCCGTTCCGTTATGGAGATGAGCTTATTCAAGGATTACGTGTCGAAACGACTACGGCGATAGAACAAGGTGATTTTATCATGGGAGATTTCTCATATTTGAATATTCGCGACTTGTGGGCATTGTCTATTACTATGGGATGGGAAAATGACGATTTCCGCAAAAACATTGTTACTGTAATCGCAGAGAAGAGATTAATGTGTTATATCAAATCGCAGTATAAAACAGCGTTTGTAAAGGACACATTTGCTACTGTAATAGAAGGTATCACTCAAGGAGTAGGAGGATAAAAAATGGCAAAAGAATATAGAATTAATTTGACGAAACGCTATAAAGTAACATTTATCAAAGATGGTGTGAAATATAAGTCCGGTGATGAAGTGTCAGTCGGTATGGCGCTTGCAAGCAAATTTTATGCGGAAGGTAAAATTGAAGCGACAAACGAACTGATTAACGACGCCAAAATGTTGGGTTGCGAGGAGCTGTTTACCAAACGTAAATCTGCAAGAAAAGATACGGTATGATAATTGACTACAAATCTTTCACTGGGTTGCTGAGTGTCGGGATAAATCCTGACACTGGCGCTCCCTCTATAACAAGAGATGCGGAGTTGGATAAAATAGAATCATATATTTCTGTATATGAACAGGAATATCTAATTCTTATACTTGGTGAGGATATGTGCAAGGTGTTTACCGATTATCTTAATTCAAAAGACGATAGCGTTGATAATAAATGGGATAGACTGTTTGCTCTTTTATCAGAAAAATACAGCCCTATTGCTTGCTATATATTTTTCAAGTATATAGCGGACGGAAATTACAGTGTTACAAATGTAGGAACGGTAACCTCTGCTGATGGAGATACTGTTTCTCCACAAGTTTTGCAAATTAGGGCATGGAATGATATGGTAAATATGAACAAACGTGTTTATCAACTTTTACAAGGCAAGGAATATGCTGGTATATGTTTCAACCCATGTATGCTGCGTAAAATAAATTGTATGGGGATATGAAATCAGTAAATGATATATTTGCGGACATTGTAAAAAAGGTATCAAAAAGATACGGAAGCAATGTGTCGTTTTTATTCGGAGACTGGGCTTACATAAGCAATCAACTAACTTTATGGGGCAAAAGCCCTAAGACAAGCAAATTGAAGTTTCCTATAATATGTCTTTACTCTCCATTTACGGAAGATAGAAGTTCTGCCCAAACAGAGGTTGGATTGGAGTTTATTATCATGGTGAACACTTTGAAAGAATATTCAAACGAAGACCGGCAAAAGACTTCCTTTGAACAGGTCTTGCGACCTATATATCGCCTTTTCTTGGACGAAATCAAGAAAGATATAAATATTGTTTGTCATTACGATAATGTGGTTCCACACTCCTATATTGAAAATTACCGATATGGCAGGGTTGGTGTTATAGGTGAAGACGGCAAACCTTTCAGCGATTTTATTGATGCTATTGAAATGAAGAATGTAAATTTAACCATTAAAGAAGTAAAATGTTATGGCAACAGATTATAGAAAATGTCCGGGTGTTGCAACTTTTAATACAGGTAGCTCCGTATGCGTGCTTGACCCCGGTAAAATAAAAGCTATCATATTGACTATTCACGGTCATAAGATACCTACAGAGAAAACAGCAGAAGCCTTTGAGAAGGCTTGTCATGCAGACCGTCCCGGAAGAATATTCCCTATTAAAACAATTGTGGAATATGCTCCTTCCGGTGGAGAAGCGCAAACTTCTGCTACAGGATACGGCCCTACAAAAGTCACAGGCTATTCTGCAAAAAATGATGTATGGACTTTACAGGATTACGATGCCAGTTTGAAAGCAAATATAATGGCTGCAAAGAATGTGGCATTTGATGCTTATTTTGTTGACGAAAACAATGTTGTTTACGGAATGAATGACGGCACCGAAGATTTGGTAGGTATTCCCTTGTCAGGCGTTTATCCTGGTGGGCAAGATTGGGATTCCTCCGGCACAGAAGCCAATCTAACTATTGCAACCATGTTCAAGGATTACGAGAAATATGTCAAAAATGCGGATGTGAGAGCCTATGATTTTGATGTTGTTGATGCATTGAAAGGATTGGTTTATGTCGATTTGGTATCAACGGAATCAAATAAGTATAAATTGATTGAGCACTTCGGGAAGCTGGACATTACGGAGTACTACGGTGAGTTGCTGGCAAAAAATGCAGAAAAAGTATTGATTGGAGCAACAAGTGCTTCTTATGCTGACGGAGTTATTACTACTGTTGGAGAAGGTTCTATTACTCTTGCATCTCCCTCTGTATTGCAAGAATCCGGAATTACAGGTATCGAGGCTTGGGTATGATAGTAGAAGGTGTAACGTTCAATGAAGACAGGGTAAAGAAAATGAAGAAGAGGGACTTCATAGATGCCCATAAGAACGTATTTTTTCTTGACCGCCCGCCCGAAGAAAGGGAGAAGACCCTTTCGTCCATCTATGACGATATAACATCCTCTAATGCACCCAAGCAAAAGAAGGATGATTATATATTGTAACTGCGTTGTGCATTCAATTAGGGGCGTTTATTCGCCCCTAAATTATATCTGTTATGGCGAATATTATTGAAGCAGAAGAAAATATCAGGCGTTTTGTTACAGGGTTCGAGCCGATGATACGAGATGTTATGGTAAAAAATAAAGAGGAAGTTTCGCAATACATCGTAGAGCAATTATGGTCTGGTATTAATGGCAATGATAAGCCATTACGCCCCACTTACCTCAATGACCCGTATTTCAACACCAAAGAAGCAGGACATTGGTACAAGAATGCCAAAGGCTATGCAGCTTTCAAGCAAAGGGTAGCCCCGCTTATGTATTCTTCATTAATAAATGCTCCGGTAAGTTCTAAGGGAACCCCAAATCTTGTGATAACAGGAGATTTTCACAATTCTATTACAGCTGTACCAACAGATAAGGGATTAAGGATTGAAAGTGTAGGAATAAGTTTTAGCAATGATATAGAAAAGAAATACGGTCAGGCAATTTACAAGGTAGGTTCTTATGCAAGAAAGGTTTTTATAGAAAAGTATATAAAGCAAGGTATTGCAGAGTATTTCAGAAAATTCGGTTTATAATGGGCTGTGCGTGCGAAAATAAGAAAAGAATGTCGGACATAGCCAATATGCGTTCCCTCGCAAGAAAGGCCGCTATATTGGATGGGAAGGTATATGTCTTATACGAGAACAACGGAATATTCAGTTTCTGTCCGAGAGGGGAAGAGTTTAAGGGTAAGTTTATAGAGTTTGTATGGTTCTAATATTAAAAAATGACTGTATTTTAAGACTAATGGCAAAAAAATCTCGAGGTGGATAATTTTAGTATATGAAAAATGGAACAAATCATCAAAATACACTTATATGTTACCTTCTTATTAAATAATTGGCTATCTTTGCCCTAAAATAATCTTAGTATGGCACAAGAAAGTAAATACGCGTATGACGAAGATAGTGTTAAGGAAATCATGAATTGGGCAGAAACCGCACAATTGCCAAAGGAAGTAATATTATCGGAATCCGAACATATATACGATACATCTCTGTATATTCGAGCAAATATCAACGACATCAAGCAACACTATCCGGATGTATTTTATAATCCGGCAATTGATAGGCTGTACAGATTAAAGGAGTTCGTGGAAAAATGAACAAAGCCCCATTGAAAGATTGGGGCTTTATTTTTTACCGTAGTGATACCTCATAGAGAGTACGTAGACTGTGATTATCTCATCATTGACTGAATAGATGATGCGATGCTCGGAATTTATTCTTCGAGACCAGCATCCTGCCAGTTCATATTTTAAAGGCTCAGGCTTGCCTATTCCTGTATATGGATGAGCTATAATATCTTCAAGCAAGGCTGTTATTCTATTCATAATAGCCTTATTTCCCGACTTTTTCCAATATTTCCGGTCTTTTTCGGCCTGTTCAAGAAAGACTATTTCCATAATTCTTCAATTTTTACAGGCTCCCCTTTTCCCTTCTCAATTTCTTCTTTCCCCTTGCGTATAACATCCATCATTGCGGGGGATTTCATTATATACTCGGTCTCCTTAATGGAGTTGTATTCGTCCAGCGATATTACAACCACGCTTTCGCTACCTGAACGATGTACCAGCAACGGCTCACTGTCATTTATCACACCATCAAGATAGTGCTTAAGGTTATTCCTTAGCTCTGAATAGTTAACTGTTCTCATAATTTACTTGTATTGTTTAGTACAAATATAGGTACTTATTTTTGTACTTGCAAGAGATTGCAAATATAGGAATGTAATTTAGACAAATTCTAAATAATTTTATATCTTTGCATTATCATGTGATGTTGCATGACACCCAATATTAGGACTTATGGCAAACGAATTTGTAATTACCGATTTAGTAGACAAAAAAGCCGTACAACAATTAAAGGAACTCCGTCTTGAATTTGATAGTACAAAAGGGGCTTATGTGGCGCTTGCTAAGGAGTTGGCGCAAGGAGTAAAAACTAATCCCAAAACATTTGATGAACTTTCCCAAAAAGCACGTAATTATACCTCGCTGTTGGAGAAATTGAATAAGACGCAAGAAAATATGGCATCTATTCAGGCAAAACAACTTACCGTGCTACGTCAAGTATCCCAGCAACTAAATTCAATGTCATCTTTGCAAAAGTTAAATCTTTTGTTCGAACAGTTCGCCAAAAATATCAAGAATGCAAGTGACATGCTTTCCGGGCTGTCCTCTATGTCCAATCAAGTGGCGTCCTCACAGGATAACGCAGCTAAAAGCACCCAAACGGCAAGCGATACAATAAGCCAAGCGTCTGCCCAGTTGCAAGCAGCGAACATGAACTATGCTTCAATCATTGATACAGTGCAGGCGTATGACGGCGAAGTTACCAAATTAACGGCTGATACAATAGCCAACAAAGAGGCTATGAAGCAAATTCTTGCAGACATTAAGGCTCTTGAAAAGTCTTATAAAGACGGGAATATAACCTTGTCTGAATACACGAGGCAGTCTGCATTGTTAAAACAGAGGCATACTGAACTGATGGCGCAAAATCAGCAATATTCGGCTTTGATTAAAAACCATTCCACAGCAATTATTTCAGCTTCCGGAAGCTATTATGAAATGAATGCCGCCATGCTCGAATTGCAGAAGCGATACAAGGCCTTAAGTGAAGCTGACCGGGAAAGTAGTATCGGAAAGAATTTAATAATTCAGGCCAACGCTTTAAACGATAAGTTAAAGGATATTGATGCCAAATTTGGCAATTATCAGAGGAACGTGGGGAATTATGCATCTTTGTGGAACGGATTGAACGTACAGACGCAGCAATTATTACGAGAGCTACCATCTTTAACAATAAGTTTCAATCAGTTTTTCCTTGCTATTTCCAATAACTTACCCATGTTTGCGGATGAGCTTAAAAGAGCAAGTGAAGAGTTTAAGTCCTTGAAAGCGCAGGGTAAAGACGCTGTTCCGGTTTGGAAACAGCTATTGGGGAGCTTGTTTTCTTGGCAGTCTGCGTTGGTAATAGGCATCACACTTCTGTCTGCATACGGGAATGAGGTTATTGGCTGGGTCGCAAGTTTGTTCAAGGGCAAAAAGGCGCTTGAAGAAATAACATCCGCCCATGATAAATTAAGAATAGCTCAGAGGGGAGCTATTCACGATACAATGGAAGAGCGTATTAAATTAGACTTGTTGTATAAAACCGCTACCGATAATACAAAAGTCGCAAATGAACGTATCTCGGCCGTAAATGAATTAAAAGACACTTATCCTAAACTGTTTGATGATTACACGCAAGAGCAAATAATGATAGGAAATGCCAATGAGGCATATAAATTATTAACAGCACAGATTATCGCTACTGCCAAAGCTAAACGGGTAATGAATGAAGTCACAAAGGTTGCTACAAATTATGAGGAAACCGAGTTTAAACGGCTTAATCAAGTTTATACAGTAGAAAAAGCACGTGCAGAGTATCAGAAATTTGTAGAAACAGGATTATCAAGAACAGAAGCAGGTATAGAGGCAAAAAAGAAACTTGAAGCGGAAGAAGCAACTTTGAAAGCTTTAGAAGAGCAAAGTATTCAGTATAAGAACCAAATGAATGATTTGGAAAGATTAGTAGATGTAAAAGCATTGGTTAATGACCCAGGTAAAAATAATAAAGCTTATAACGATGAAAAAAAGAAAGCGGAAGAATACGCTGAATATATCAAGAGGATAACAGAGGACTTATCCAAATCCCGGATAGAATTGATTGCTGACGGTAGAGAAAGGGAGATAGCCGAAATCAACAAGGAGTATGAAGACAAAATAAAAGAGATAAAAGGCAATTCCGAAAAAGAGACAGAACTTCGGAAAAACCTTGAAATACTTAAAAACAAGGCTATTGCGGAAGTAAATAACAAGTACGATAAGGAACTCCTTGAAATAGAAAAGACAAATCTTGAAAATCGATTAGCTTCCATTGGTGAAAGTTCTAATGAAGAATTGAATAAACGCCTCAATATTCAAATCCAGCTAAATAATATGATGCGTGATGCGGAAATAAAAGACGCAGAGAGAAATGGAGAGGATGTTGTGGCAATACGCATGAAGTATATGCAACGGGAAAATTCCCTTATAGTGAGAACTCTTCAAGAAAGGATTGGGTTGATTGAGGCAAGTACAGATAGGATTGTAGACAGGCAAGAGACGTCTTCATTAGAAGAAGCTAATATTGTAAAGAAGCAGTATGCGGAAGGCGAAATAAGTAAAGAGGATTACGAAAAGAAATTATATGATATTGGAGTTAAGTATTCTAAGGCACGCTTGCAGGCTCTTATAAAAGAAGTTGAATCAGAGATGTCATTACTTGACCCTGCTGATGAAAAATATCAGGATTTAGAAGATAGGTTAGCCAATCTGCAAGCGCAAATAGACGGAATAAGCTACGATGATGCAAATAAGAAGCGAGAGGAGTGGGCTGATAAATTCAAGGAAGGTTTATCAGAAATGAATAGCGCCGCAAGAGGTTCTCTTGGTGAAACAGCTGGGATTTTTGAAGGGCTTTCCGATATAATTGCGGATGTTGCAGAAAACGGGAAATTAAGTTTTGAATCTCTTTTAAAAAGTGTAGGGAAAATTGTTGACGGAATAACTTCGTTAATGACAGATATATACGATGCGAGAATTGAAAATATTGAAAAAGAACAGGACGCCAATGATGAAGCATATGATAAAGAGATAGAGCGCATAGAAGCTCTTGAAGAGAATGGGGCTATCTCCAAGGAAGAAGCAGAGCTTCGCAAACGTGCAGCCGAGGATAAGACAGCTGCTAAAAATGAGGAACTTGAAAAGAAAAAGGCCGCATTACAAGAAAAACAAGCAAGATGGGATAAAGCCAATTCTATTGTTCAGGCGGGAATAGCTACAGCCTTAGCTATAACAAAGGCTTTGCCTAATTTAGTCCTTGCTGCTTTAGTTGGTGCTATGGGAGCTGCACAAGTTGCCATTATAGCCGCCCAGCCTATCCCCAAATACGCCAAAGGAACAAAAGATCATCCGGGCGGTTTAGCCATTGTCGGTGACGGTGGCAAGAAAGAGGGGATTGTTACTGATAACGGGCTTTTTATCACTCCTGATAAGCCGACTTTGGTAGACATTCCGGCACATGCGCAAGTAATTCCAGATTTGTCATATATCTATGACCGCAGAGGTCTTGCGTCTGATTACGGACTATTGGAGCAAAGACTAAAGAATATGAGAGAAGAAGGGGTTGTAGTCAATGTAAGCAACGATTACAGCCGACTTGAAAAGAAGATGGAAAGCAATACCAAACAATTGCAAAGTATCGGAAGAATGATGAAAAAAGCCAATCAACGTGCGGATTATAATTGGATTTCAAATAGAGTATAAGATATGATATATAATGACTTGGATAAAATATGCCTTTCCCGTTTTATAGACATATTCTTGGGAGACATTGATAAAGTGGTGCAAGGTGGTAAATATAGTACTGAAGAGAAGATTTTAGCCGCCGAGAAACTGTGTAACGAATATCTGTCAATAGTTGGCGGAAAATCTACAATTTCCTTGATAAGCCAGAGAAACGAAATTCTTAAAATTCAAATTCGATTAAACTGCCTTGCTGTATGCGAAGGGCTGATTTTATCAGGTGATTGGAGTGATGTTGTAGATGTTATGTCTACTTTAGGCTATAAGTTCAAAGAGGACGAACACGACAAGATAAGAAACCGGATAAGCAGCGTTTCCGCCTCTGATAAATATCGCCTTGTAAAATTAGCTGAAACATCTTCCGATATGGGGAAAACAAAAATGGATAGGGAATACTTTACCAAAGAACGTGTTTCGTTGATGTCTTATGTAAAAATGCACATTGACGAGAGTACGTTTTCCGCTAAAGAATATGCCTATATGGTTAGGCGTATGTGTGATGATATAGATGCTATGATACGTTCAACTTCAAAAAAGAAATAAGTATGTATTACAGATGTGAGTTATTGGTAAACGGAATGGCGTATGATGCTACGAATGAACTTGTAAATTGGGCTGATGTGGAAATGTCGTTCAAAAGAGGAGACTATGACGGGGTAGTCCGCAGTTTTTCCACAAAATTTGAGTTTACTAACGGGGCTTTTTCATTGTTGCTGAAAGAATATCTGGAGCAGTATTTAAATTCTTCCGCCACAATAGTGTTCTATATACGTAATAACTCATGGCTTCTCAACGAAAAGTTCAGATGTGCGCTTGACTTCTCTACATTCACATATAGCAATACGACGTGCGAAATAAATGCCGTTGATAACAGCCTCGCAAGCTTGATTAAGTCCAAGAAAGGTACGCAGTATGAATATCCGGTTAGTGAATTGAAAGATAGTACCCCTCTTTACTATGATAGGTTGGAAATGACAAGCCATATAGAATGGCTTATACCCAGCCAAAGCGACAGTAGTGATATTGTCTATGAGTTTACGGCAAGTAACGGGAAAGATTTTTATATGGTTCCGCTTTATATAAAAACTTCAGAAATAGCTACAAAAAACATAATAGAAGTTTATGATGTGGAATATGAGAAGATAACAGAAAAAGAGAATGAACTCAGTGTAAAAAATAAATTTCCTTATTTCTTTGATAATATATCCGCAAGGCCGCTGACTGTTTCCGTTAAGTGTAAATTTGATATAGCGCATCGATTGTTCGTATCAGAATTGGTATTACATAAAATAGATAAAAGCGGAAATCACACAAATGTATACAATCTCTCTCTTCCTGATAGAAACCCGACCGTACATACTGTTGATATAGACAAGACGGTTACATTGGAACCGGGAGAAAAATTATCCTTATTTTTCCATGCGGTAAAAACGACTACCGGCGGGAATGTAACCGTGGCCTTATCCAACATGACTATTCCAATGACGATAGAATTTATTGCAAGGGATAAGCCGATAGATGTGGATGTAATTAAGCCTGTTACTTTATTAAACAGATTGCTTCGGTCTATAAACAACGATAAGGAGGGTGTCATAGGAGAAATAGCTGTGCCCGATAATCCCAATTTATATATCGGTATAAACAACGCATTGATTGTTCCGGCAGAAAGTATAAGAGGGTTGGAAAAAGCAAAGGTATATACCTCATACACGAAATTTGCAAATTGGATGAGTGCCGTTTTCGGGTTTGCGCCTGTAATCGGTGAGAACAAGGTTACATTTGTGCCTCGTGATACCCTATTTCAAGACAGGGAAGTTAAAGATTTAGGGGATGCTGTTACAGACTTTTCATATAATGTAGATTCATCAATGGTTTATTCAAGGGTAAAAGTCGGATATGACAAGCAGGATTATGACAGCGTAAATGGGCGTGATGAGTTTCATTTTACAAATGAATACACTACGGGAGTTACACTGACTGATAATGTTTTTGAGATGATAAGCCCTTACCGTGCAGATGCATACGGAATTGAGTTCCTTGCTGCAAAACAGGGAGAAAAGACTACCGATAGCGACAGTGATAACGACGTGTTCTTTGTAGGAGCTTTACTTAGCGATTCAAAGTACAAGCTTATTCGGTGGAATGTTTCAGGGGTTATATCGCCTTCCACTATGTTTAACGTTATGTATGCGCCTTTCTATATGATTGATGCCAATAAAGGTTTTTTAGCTGCATTTGCCCAGACACTCAATTTCGCTTCATCTGACGGGAATAGCGATGTCTCGTTCAATGGGGAGAGCGTGAAAGACGATTTTATATTAGGCAGCAGATTATTCTCGGTGGGTGAATTGTCCGTTGAAACTGGCGATTTGGAAACTCTTTCCGACTTATCCGGCTATATTCGGGTAGAGAAGAACGGGCATATTTATAAAGGTTATGTAAAAAGTGCAAGCTATAACTACGGCAGACCGGAAGCGGTAAAATATATTTTGATAGTAAAGGATGTGAATTGATTATTTTTAAAATAATTATTTGGAATTAGTCTAAATAGTGTGTATATTTGCGCAAGACGTGTGAAGTTACACGTCACTGTAAAAAGGACGAAAAGACATGGTAAAAGTTGGTGATGTTTGCCCTCTTTTTTTCTCACCTATAAAAGATAAGTTTGGGCTTGATATGGACTATATTCAGAAGTTTCACTCTTCTGACAAAATCCATATACAGGTATTTGCTAATGCTTCAGAGGAAGTATCAGCGATCCTAAACGACCTTGCAACAGGCAATTCCACATCAATACCACTTTCTACATATAATCACAATGATAACGTAGTGATGTATTACGCCATTCTCCGGGAATTGGAAGATGCCGTATATACAGTAACAATCAATGGAAGTACCTCAGAACCTTTTATCGTATGTTCCTCTGACACTCTATTAGAGGAAACAGTACTTATTCGTTATTCTCATAAAAGCAACAATTCCTCTTTTGATAATATATTCTGGATTGATGATATTCAGCAGATATTTAATTTTCGTGTAGAAGCTGGTTTTAAGCCGAACGGATATTCGCCTCAGATAGATAACGAGCAATACCGTAATCAAATGCAGGAAATAGAAGAATTATATGCAGTGCCCTATGATGTGTATAATCTTACGATAGGAAATTCGAGCGGTGTTCCTTATTGGTTCGCAAAACACATAAACCGTATCCTATGCCTTTCTTTGGTGGAAATTGATGGAACAAGATATGTCCGTTCGGAAAGTTCTGTGCCTGAAATGACGCAAGTTATTGAAGATAGCCAATTGTTCCAAATAAGCATGGCTCTTGAATTACAGAATAACGACATTGCGGGTATCGGCGGCTCTCCTGAAGCGGGTTCTTCCGCCTCTTTCCCTGCATTTCTGATAGACCATGCCAAAGATGGGGAAATGTTACAATTCAGTGCGGAGAAAGCTGCATTTACTAATGTTGATAAAGTTGAAGTATGAAAAAGCGGGTTAGTAAAATATTGTGGTTTGGTGACGCACTTGATGAAAACCATCAGGCGATACCCCCTGCTTTATCTCCGAGTGACGAAGAGCATCTGCAAGGGTTAAATCTTGGGGAAATATATATCTGTGTTGCAGATGCCGACCCTGCATTGTTTATCAGAACTTCTGCCGACCGGATTGTCTACTTTAAGGCTCTTGATATAGAGGCTCTATCAAAGTTCTTTATAAGAAAGGACAGGCCGGACGAAGCAGGATTTTTAATAAAGTTCTTAGGCGGATTATTTTCTGACTACATCCAATCAATGAACTTTTCTTCCGGTGCGCTCGGTGAGGGTTTTGTCATCAAAGTAGACAGCAAGACGGGTAAATCCTATATTGAAGTAGATGAACTGTTTGTCCGCATCAAAGCGATGTTCTCTGAACTGGAGATAAAGAAGCTCTCTTATGCAGGGGGTAACTACATGTTTACTGCCGCCGGAATGAAATGCGGAACGGTGGAAGAGCATGAAGATTTTTGGCGCTGCTATCTTTTGGTGGATGATGGAGAAACAGCTATTGAGAACCCGTTCAAAGAAGGCGACCAGGTACGGTTTCAAGACTTCAACATCAAACCGGGTGTTTACGAGAATGTTTCCAACCGTTATTACTGGCGTTTGTGTGTAGGTGTTGGCGAGGATTATATTGATTTAAGCAAGACAGACTGTGATGCCGGTAGTGACATACCGCAGGAAGGTGACAGCCTTGTACAACTCGGTAACCGTACAGATAAGAAGCGTCAGAATGCAATAACATTGTCTGTGTATGGTGATGATGCGCCAAGTATTCATCAATACGCCGGAATAAATTCCTATTCAATGGCGGGCAAGGAAGTGACGGTTATCAGTCCGCAAGGCAACAAGTTCATGGGTGATTTTATTCTGAAAACAGGCATAAACATTATGACCCAGTTCCAGATATTGGAAGACCTTATTTATTCGGAAATCTCCAAAGTGCTTGACGAGATACAGGCAGAGGATAACTACCTGTACAATTCGGCATTCGCATCCAATACGAACGGCTGGGAAGCGAAGAACGACATTCACTTTTTCACCGTAAACGGAAAATTCTTATTGGTGAATGGAAAGTTCTACTCCCGTAAAGATGCTATGGCTGCCATTATCAGGGACGAAGATAGAAACGTGCTTCGCATACTTTCTTCCGGCATAAAACAATCCAATGCTGATTTAGCCAATAAGCCGACTTATGAGGAAGGAGAAGAACCGAGAAAGTTCTTTATCTCTTTTAAATACAAGGTGATTACAGCAGGAACGCTTACGATAGGCTTTCCCGGTCAGAATCTGCATTTCATCGAACAGCTCGAACCGGGTGAAGAATATATAATGAAGGAGTATTCCGGCACATGGGACGGAACGGGCGATTTTGAGTTGAAGTTTACAGGGGACATATACATACATTCGTTGGCGTTGACCGATAATGCCTACGAGGACATGATAACAAAGTTTGAAACCCAGCTAAGCCAAACCAATGAAAAGATTGAAGCGGTAGCGGAAAGAACATCCAATCTTGAAAGCAAGAGCGCAGGATGGTTAACCACTGCAGATGGTGTCGATATTTGGGCGGCGGCGGAGTTTGAAAACGGAATAAAAGCCTCGTCCTTGTTTAATGTGTCGGCGGATAAAATATCGTTAAAGTCGCAGCATATTCAACTGGAAGGAGTAATTACGGCCAATGGAAACATAAAGATACACGAAGATGGTTCTATCGAATGTCATAACGGCTCTTTTACGGGGGACATAACGGCAACCAACGGATATATAGGCGCCTTTAAGATAACCCAATACGGACTTGAGAATATTACATCAAATCCGACCGCAAGATTGCGGATAGGACAGGATGGCGGAAGATTTTTTGAAGTGAATACTACCACTAATACAATGTGCGGTATTCGCGGAGATGAAATGACGGCGCTTAGTCTAAGTGCTTACGGTAATAACTCCGTCGGCGTAGATATAATTGCCCAAGCCGGATTTAACACTTATGCGATAAAGGCGTTAGGAAATGTGATGCTTGATGCCAGAAGCGGAGAATCGGTAAGAATAAACAGATTAGACGCCGCAGGAGTATCGATAGGCGTGAAAAGATTAGGCGTCAGTACGATTGGAGTACCATCTTCCTATACGCTTACCGATGCGGATGATTTCGTAACTTATAGTAATGCTACTCCAAGTTATGACCCGGTTTTATATCTGCCGAGTTCCGCCAATCCCGGTAAGATAGTATTTGTGAAGAATCAGTTAAGTAGGAATATAATAGTAAGAGGGAATCTTATGAATGCCAATGATAGAGGAACCAAATCAGAGACAGCCCTGAATGGAGTTTCGAGTATTTATATTTTCGATGGTTCCTACTGGGTTCATTTCTTCTGTGGATAACATTAAAACGATTATAGATTATGAAAAAGATAAACTTTGAAAAGATGCTGATTGCGACAGATGTAGCCCGTAAACATTGTGAAAACAAGGATTGCCGGGAAGATTTTGCGAATGTATTATACCGTAACGGCAACGGTATCGCATCACATGCACTTGCTATGAAGATATATAATTCCAGTGAAGAAACAGAATATACCGATGAGGAAGTGACTTTGATACAGGAGTATGCAAATGCTTTCTGCAAACCTTTCTTTATTGACGCGCTAAATCGTGCTATCGCCAATCAACCGGAAGAAGTAACCGATAAACAATAATAATTATGGCTTGGACTGAACAAGATTATCAAGAAATAGTTGCCCGTCTTATGGCTGAATCCATAGGGGTTAATGAAGTGCCGGAAGCGGGAAGCACGGATGACATATCATCCCTTCCGGCCTATCAACCGGCAAACGGGACAGAAGTACCTACCGTAGTAAAAGCATCTCTTGAATTGTTGGTTGCTCCTGCTTTGGAAGCTGCTGATAAGGCAAACGAAGCCGCCGATAAAGCAGAAAGTAATGCCACCGCAGCACAGACGGCCGCAAATACCGCCAATGAGAAAGCAGAGTTGGCGGCACAAGCTGCGTCCGATGCCACCGCAGCTAAAGAAGAAGCAGAAACGGCTACTCAATCCGCAAACAACGCCGCATCAAATGCTGAAGAAAAAGCAGAAGCCGCTAATACAGCCGCACAAGATGCCGAAAAGGTTGCCAACAATCCGACCTATATAGGAACAGACCATTATGTCTATGTGTATAACAAAGAAACAGATAGCTTCGACAAGACGGGTATTTATTGCAAGGGCGAACCGGGAAGCTCTTTTCGTGTTGCCGGAGAATACGCCACCCTTGAAGCCTTGAAATCCGCCGTTCCCGACGGTTCGGCAGTTGACGGGTTCATGGCCGTAGGTACTGAAGCTCCTTACGATTACTACGCATGGGTGAACGGCGACTGGGCTAATCAGGGGAAGATAGCGGGCGGCGGTTCTGGGAATGTGGTAGTTATTCCTGCTGCTGCGATGAGCATAAGCGACCAAGCAACATCTGATGAGATATTTAATGCCTTTGGTGGGAAAGACGCTTTCATGGATATATGTCAGAGCATCATCAATAAAGATACTGTATGTGTTGTGGCAAACATCCCCGAAGAATCAGGGATGAAAGTTGTATATATTCCGGTAATGGCGATGGCTACCTATACGGATGCTAATAATGCTAATCTTATGATTGCAATTATTACACAAACTACTTTCCAATTAGGTATAACAGTCACGGATGGAGTTGCTACCCAATCGTCTCAGGTTTTAAATCATATTTACGAAGCCCCCTCTGACGGTAACGTCTACGGTCGTAAAAATAAAGATTGGGTGAAAGTTCCCGAAAACTCAAATGTCATTATCCTGCCGAAAGAAATACTTGACTTGACAGGTAGTTCCTCCTCAGAGGAGATATTAGCTGCATTTGGCGGTATAGATAAATACAAGGATTTGCTTGAAAAATTGAGCACAAATAATTGCTTGGTACAGATTGGAGAACCGTCATTAGGCTCATTAAGACATATCTATACTCTTGTAGAATATGCTGTCAATTTCGCTTCAAACAAACAATCGGGAGCGTTATCTTTAAATATCTACAACGAAGAGCAGCAGTTAAGAAGACTTCATTTCTATTTGGAGAACAACGGCACTACAGCCCGTTGTGGCGAGGCAAGCACTTTCCAGCTCGTCAGGGACACCGACGTCCTCACCAAGACCAACACTTCATCATTCACCCCTACGCAGCCTTATCATCCGGCGACAAAGAAATACGTTGATGATAAAATTTTTGCTAGAGACGTAGACGGTACTATTATCAATAAATGGATTAATAACACTGTCATAACAGGAGAAACCGTACAGGATTTAGCTGACGAATTATTTGGTAATTTTAGAAGTTTTGTTGAGGGTTATTCTGATGGAAAATATACAGACCTTAGATTTAGTACAAGACATTTTGACGATACGGCTGGAGCTTGGTTTGGTTATATCATAAATGCAAATATTCAGTATTGCTTGGCAGAAGCAGGAAATGGATATTACGCATTACTGTTTACTTTTGGCTACATGACATCATTAAAGTATTGCTATATATACTACTATGATGTATCGGAAACAAGCAATAACAATAAGATTGTAATTACAGATGTTATTACTTCCGACAACCTCACCACCATCACCAAGAAAACCGCTGCCGAATACGAGGCTCTTGGCTCTAAGGATGCCAATACAGCATATTGTGTAACCGATTAAAACAACAATTATGAGTAACGAAAATAGTAATCTTAGAGTTGGCTCGGCTGGGGCTGGGCTGTTTATGGGAGATAAGCAGATATTGGGGGGGGTAAGGAATAATATATCCGTGAAAAAAGAAGACTGCATAACCTGTTTTATTAACGGCAGCAACAATAATAAGACAGTTGATTTGTTTGGTTATAACGATGAAGGCAGTGCAGTGGTATTAGAAACGATAATCGTTCCGGCAGGTGGGATTATTGTAAAAACATACAATAGCGGTTCTTCCGATAATTACTGGAGTTTAAAAGAGGCATCAACAATGTATATATGGGAAGCATATAAAGAAGAAGATGGTACATTGATAAATACCCCTGTTGTTGAGAAGTCATTATCGCCTAATGAGGACTTCAATTATTTGGCATATTACTATATAGATACTATTCGCGTAATGTATATAACAGCTTAATTTATATGAAAACAATCCACTACAACAGCAAATTAGCCAAACTTATCCTCTTTGGCAGCTACACAACTATAATGCTCTTCGGCTTCATCCTTACGAAGCTGAAAGAGTTGTCCGAAACAACCATACGCCATGAACGGACACATCAGAAACAGTTCTTCGAGTGCATGGAGATAGCGGCTGTCCCGTCCGTATTATTATCACTCTATGTCAGTGCATGGTGGCTGTTACTTATCCCGCTATTCTATTACATTCTGTATGGCGTGGAGTGGTTCATCAGTCTTGCGTACCACTTGTTCACGGATGAACGGATAGGCGGCGGTAAAGTAAACGCCAACGCTTACCGTGCGAGCGCATTTGAGATGGAAGCCAAACTTAATCAAGATAATCCGAACTACCTGAAGGAACGCAAATGGGGAGCGTGGTTCCGCTATTACGGCAAGATATGAAAATCCCGTCCTACTCTCACGAGCAAAACGGGGATAGCGGTATGTAATTACCGCTGTGAACGGCACAAAGATACGGATAATTGTAAAAGTAACGATAAGATGCAGAATAACATTATTACCCAAAGCATACCTGGGGGATTTTCGGTAATAGCGAGTAGCTTTATTATGCAGTCATTGGAACACATGATACCGTGGCTGATAGTGACATTTTCAGTCGTAGTGTGTGACTTGGCATTTGGAGTGAGGAAAAGCCTGTTGATGGGCGAAGAAGTGCGCTTTTCCAGTGCTATCCGCAGGACTATGGGTAAGATGGTGACTTACTTCGCTTTTGTATGTATGGTGGTGATGATAAACATCGCTTCCGGAAGCAAGTGGAATATTGATGTGTATTCATGCCTGTTTGTCTGCTTTATAGAGTTTTGCTCTATTATAAGTAACATTCTAAAGCCCAAAGGATATAATTTTAACTTACTAAAAGCATTAGGCCTATTCGGTAAAAAAGTACTCGATGTTGAGAAAGAAGATATGAGTGAAATAATAACTAAAGATAAGGAGTAACAAAATGAAAAAGAAATTGATTATCGCAGCGATTGTTATCGCTATCATCGTGGGAGTTATGCTTTACATGCACTACACTCCGTTTTGGGTAAACTTGACTACTGTTGTGTCATTCGGTGTCGGCGCTGTTGTCGGTTGGGTGGCTCACATGGTGTATAACAAATACTTTAGAAAGGAGAAATAGCATGAGATACTTTACAATTGCAGAACTGATTAAAAGCGAAACGGCTGATAAGAAAGCTATAGATAACAGACTGCCGAAAGAACTGCTCCCCAATGCACAAGCGTTGGTTGACAATGTTCTCGACCCGTTAAGAGAGGCTTACGGCAAGCCTATCACAGTAACAAGCGGATACCGTTGTCCTGCTTTGAATAAGGCGGTAGGCGGCTCTAAAACAAGCGACCACATGAATGGATGTGCTGCTGATATTGTCGGTACTCCGAATACCCCGAAAGAGAACAAAAGACTGTTCAATCTTATACAAGAATTGAAGCTTCCCTTCGACCAGGTCATTGATGAGGAAAACTTCTCATGGGTACACGTCAGCCACCGAAGGGAAGGCAACAGGAACCAAGTATTGAAACTCTAAAAAGTAAACATCATGGCAGCAGAAGTTTTATCATTTGAAAAGAACGAAAGCGAGAACGCGTATTACGCAACGTTTGTCAGTGACGGCAATCCCGTTACCATACAGATAAAGAACAAGGGCGGGTTAGTTACCGCCTTTGCGGGAATCGATGATTTGAAGCCTGCTCCTCTTTACCCCAATGCATCCCAGAATAGTGGTGCGCCTAATGTAATTTTTCGCATCGTAGGGATAGCGAATGGTATAAACATTACAATCATAAGCTCTTCAGAAGTATTAGAAGCTAAGATGATTAAAGAGGAATAGCCTATGAACCCAATCACGATCCCCAACATCACTATCCCCGTAATCGGCTTGCCTACTATCGGCATCCCGTCTGTCGGCTTCCCCTCTGCTTCGGGCGGTGGTCTTGCATGGCCGGCAGGTTTAAAAGAATCTATCAAGGCTATCTATGACCCTGCTTCGCAAGGTATGACTAACTATGATGTGATAGAGGCCTATGCGGAAGATTTTACTTATTGGACGATTAACAATACAAGTATTACTTCTACTCAAAAGAAAATAGTTATTCCCGCTGGTACAGAGTTAGAATATGTCATAGCTTTTAGAGGTTTTAATAGTTTTACTGCTGGATTCGATATTAAATATACAGGTAATGCTGTTATAACATATAGATACAACAAAGAAGACGGTACAGTAGGTACTATTGCTATTGATAAAAGTGGTATCTATCATTTACCTGCCAGCGTTAGAACTCAAAAGAATTTTGGTTTTTATTGTAATCCTCAAACAGTAACAGAAGAAGCTACTATTGAGCAACTCCCTACATCAATCCTAAAAGACCTTAGCGGCAACGGTAACCACGCCTATCTGTACGGCGGTAAGGGGAAGCTGAATAGCGGAATGGGAGTGTATAAATTTGACTTTCTTTCTGACTTACGTATTAATTCAGCATATTTACCATATACAGAAAGACAAGATGATAAAATTTGTTCATTAGCAGGACATCCAGCAGGTTGGTTATTTCAGTTCACCAGCCTTAGTGATATTCCTACTTTTAAAATAGAAGTTAAAGGAATAGTTAATGATAAGTTTCATTATCGTTGGTATGATGAAAATGGGAATAGAGGTGTAGATTTTGTTATAGACAAAGATGGTATCTATGAATTTCCAATGAGTTATAGTGTAGAAACTAATACTGGCGTTGGTATTGTCTGTAATAATATTTGCCAAGATAATGTTTGCTTTACCCAAATCCCTGACTATCCCAACCAGCTCTGCTACGACGGCAAGATGTACGCCGTCTGCTACGGTTTCCCTATATTAACGGATTACACGGTGATGGCGGAGAGGACGTGGTTTAAGAATAAAGGTTCTTATGCATTTATTTCTAAAAGAACTATAGGAAATATTATGGGTAATGCTTTTGTATTTGAGAAAGATGATAATACAGGAACGCCCAATAGTTTACGCGTTTATTCTTTTGGTGCAGAAAGTATTATAATGCCCAATAAAAATAATTCTATAAGTTATCAAACCAAAACTAAATATAATAATCAAAATATTAGATATGGTGGCAATAAAGATAGTAGTATACTTATGATTGGAGCGGGTTTATATAGGTCTGACCAAAATTTAATTACTGAATTATGGTCCGGCTGCCATGGCGCCATCATCATCGCCGACCGCAGCTTTACCGAAGATGAAATCACTTGGTTAAAGGATAATTGGAAAAAGATATGAGAAAGTTACCGTGGATATTAGTTGTGTTGCTGGTAATCGCTTGTGTGGCGGCTTGGTTCCGTCCGCTCGAGCCTTTGTCGGCGGAAATCCGTACCGAGCCGAAGATACAGACGGTTGTCGAACTTGATACGGTTCTTATCTCTGCACCGATAGCCGTCTTTTGGCAGATATTGCCGAATGATACTATACGGATAGGTGATACCTTGCTTCATCGCAAACGGGTTGTGTATGAAGATAGTCTGTATCGGGCAGTGGTGAGCGGATATGTAGACCCTCGGATGGATAGTATGACTGTATATCCGAGGACGGTCTATCAGACTGTGACGAACGACATCTATCATCCGGTCGCTATCAAACCAAAGAAGAAGCGTTGGGGGCTTGGATTGCAGGCTGGGTATGGTTATCCGGGTGGTTGGTATGGCGGGGTTGGGGTGAGCTATAATATATTCGTATGGTAAGAAAGAAATTAACGATGTAGAAGTCGGCTTAAGCTGGCGCTCTTTCGGGGCTTAGAGTAGAAAGAAAGCCCCCAACGTTCAAATAATTATTGCCACATAAAAATTTGAAAAAGCATAAGATACCGCACGTTGGAGGCTTAAATATCTTCAACACGGTATCTTGTGCTTTGTTCGTATAGAATCAAATATTTTATGTGGCAGGGCAAAGATAAATATAAAATTCAGAAAAACTATGTGTAAGTCAGAAATCTTTGCCGAAACAATCAATCTCGTCTCGCAGGAGACGGAAATTCCAGTCAATCGAATACTATCCTCGGATAAGGATACGGAGACCGTAGACGCCCGCTATCTGCTTGTCCGACTGTTGGTTGAAAGGGGCATGTATCCGTCTCAAATAGCCTTACAAATCCACAAGACCAAGCGTGCGATAAACTACATGATTTCCAATTTCCAGGAGCGCATGGAAGGTGGGAAAATGTTGAGAATATATTGGGAAAATATAAAGAAATCGTTGGGAAACAATTGATTTCATGTCAGATTGCGTATTTATACTTTTGTGATGCGGTTGATATTGACCGTAATTAGTATAAATATAAATCTCTATGGAACGAACGTACGTTTTTAACCAGGACGGTAACGGCGGTAATGGCGGAAGCAAATTCGACATTATGGCTATGCTACCCAACCTGATGGGAAGCAAGGGTGTAGACCCCGGACTTCTCGCTTTACTGAACCAGGGACGTAACAACCAAGACATGTGGGGTGGAAGCGGAATGTGGTTCATCTGGATTATCCTTTTGTGGTTCTGTTGGGGCGGTAACGGCTTCGGTAACCGCTTTGGCAATGGCGGCGGTCTGCCTGCCGAGCTTAACGGTGATGTGGGTCGTGAATACCTGATGTCAGCCATTCAGGGTAACGGTAACGCCATCAATCAGCTTGCCTCTTCTTTGAACTGCTCTACCCAGCAGTTGCAAAGCGCCTTGTGTAACATTCAAGGACTTATCGCCAATGTGGGCAATCAGGTGGGCATGTCTACCCAGCAAATCATCAACGCATTCCAGTCCGGCAATCAGGCTGTTCTCACACAATTGGCAGATTGCTGCTGCAAGACGCAGAACGCCATTACCACAATGGGCTATGAGAACCAGCTTGCCATGTGTAACCAAACCAATACTTTGGTTAACACGGCTAACCAGAACACTTTGTCATTGCGTGACGGTGCAACCGCCAATACTCAGGCTATCATCGCCAAGTTGGATGCCATGCAGAACCAGGCACTGCAAGACAAGATTGCTTCTCTGACTGCGGAAAAAGCCACTTTGACCGCTGAAATCTCTCAACGTAACCAAAACGCCACTATCCTGAATGCGGTAGGACAACAGATTGCTCCTTTGGCGGCAGGCTTGCAGGCATTGCAAAGCGACGTTGACGGCATCAAATGTAAGTTGCCTAACACAGTTCCGGTACAATATCCGAACATTGTCGGCGTAAACCTTGACACTTACCGCGCTGCCGCCTTTGGCGCTTATGCCGGTGATGCCGCATACGGTCGTAGCGGTTATGGATGTGGTTGCAACAACTACTGGGGTTAATTCCGGTAAGAAAGGGGGTAATTATGTGGCCTAACTTTTTTACAGGATTTCCTTTCCAGTTCCCGTCACTTGGCAGAGTGAACTATAATACTCTTCCTACGGTGGCTGTAACGGTCGGTACGGAGAACGTTACTTTGGAACTTCCTAATCATGCGTTCCGTAACAGGGACTATGTAGGCGGTTTCTATGTAAGTCTCCGTCAGGCAATACCTGCCGGTACGACTGCTACACTCCCGATACTGATAGGGACTAATGGGGACACGAGACCGTTGCTGGCTTACAACAATGAGCCGGTGACTGTCGGCAACCTTGCCGGAACGGGTATCTACGAAATCCACTATAACAAGTACACCAATGAGCTGTTCCTTGTCAACGGTGGGTATCGTCCGACAACCACGTCGGCGGCGACAGCAGAAGCAACCGCTCAAAAGAGCAAGTAGTTAACCTGACCCCGGGACATATTTTGTCGCCCGGGGTCTATTAAAACCAAATCATTATGTTTCAATCGCTTCGTACCAATAACCAGTTATATATACTTCATAAGGATGCCAATCCGTATATCGAATACGGCCCGGTAGTCAGCGTTTCAGCTCCCAAACCGAAATACCCTATGGCTACTCCTATGGGGCAAATGCCTCAAATGGAAATGGTTGTGGATATTGTGGTCTGCATCAACGGACAAAACACCACATTTCAAAACCTTCCTGCCGGCATGGATATAGCCGATTTCGGGCAGAACGGCAATATTGTGGTATCATGCTCTCGTGATGCGATGAATAACGAGGTCGCTTCTATGAAGCAGAAAAGCATAGACATCATCAACAGTATGGACTTTCATAACTCTGTCATTGCGGGATGTGACAAGATGCTGACGCTCTTAAACCCTGAATTTGCAGAGAAACAGCGTCAGGAGCAGGAAATATCCTCTCTGAAAGGGCAAATGGCAGAAATGAGCAAGAATATGGCAGACCTTATGGATTTGAATAAACGACTTATGGAGCAGCTCGGAGTGGCTGAAACATCTAAAACAAAGAAATAATATGGGAATGTGGGAAATATTGGAAGAAGGACGCGGTGAATATGACCGTGACTTCGGTATGAGAAGCGGTAATCCTATGGAAGAAGCCTACAAAGAGGGTTTCCGTCATGGTTACGAGAAAGCCATGCGTGAGATGCAGGGCGGTGAAATAGGTTATCGTAATAGCGGTGGCTCACGCGGCGGAAGTTATAGCGGTGGTTCGGATATGAGCGAACGCCGTATGCCGGGTTACTTCCCGGAATATCCGATTTACAGCGAACGCCGCAGCGCACAGCCTTATGGCGAAGATATGAGCGAACGTAGACGCAGACGCGCCAACGGGGAGTTCATGTAATGGAGAGGGGAGTAATCCCCTCTTTTGCCAATCACTTAAAATCAGAAAAATATGAAACAAAGATTAGATACATACGACAGGATACCGCCGGCAATGGCTGATTATCTTAGCCAGTATGGTTGGCATTTCAGCAAAAAAATGTGCTTATGGGCTGTTTCCCGCATGAAAGTGGAAAATAAAGCTACGGGTAAAGAGGAAAAACTGGAGCCAATCAGTAAAGAGCAGGTGGAAGAACTGCTAAAGAAATATGGCGTAAAACTGGAAAAGGACGCAGGGTATGATTGCGTTTACGTGGCCAACATGGCGAAGTCGGATTACTACAAGAGTTCAATAGTGGACGAAGCTCATCTTGCCTTGTTTATCAAGGATTACATAGATGACGTGGACGCTTATAATGGAATGCCTTTCACTCGGTTCTACGCCGACTGTATAGGTTCAGGCAATCCTATCATGTGGGAAGAGATGATGTAATCTATGATAGTGCAGGAGTTTTACATACCGGACTATGATTGGGAAGTGAGGGTATATTACGCAGTGGACTGCTATTATACCGACCGCATCATCGCCGACCTTCAACGGGTAGGATGCAGGGGATTGGATTTGGTGAATGCCTATAAGAACATGCGCGCATGTAATCTGAACACAGGCATCACCTATTCCAATATCCGGAACAGAGAGACCGTAATGGTTATTGCTCTTACTTCTTCACCGGAAGAGTTTCAGAACTCTTTCGACCATGAAAAGGGGCATCTATGCCGGCATATCTCACGGGCATTTGGCGTCGACCCGTATGGGGAAGAGGCGCAGTATCTTAGTGGATATGTGGGGCAGAAGATGTTTCCGGTAGCGAAGAAATTTTTGTGTGAACATTGCAGACGTAGCTTATGTGGAAAATAGTACAAGCCATCTTATCAGGCAAATCACGGGAAGAAGTATATAGCACGCTTTCTCCTGAACAGAAGGAAACGCTGAATAGTCTCGCCGCAGCAAACGGCATAAACCGTCAACAACGTAGAAAACTTGAACGTGATGCGAAAAAGGGATTACATAGACGAACTGCTTGAATTGGCGGACAATGTCCTTTACATGGACTATTGCCGCCTTTTCCGGGTTATCCAATGGAACGTTTAGAACGCCTTGAACGATTCATCCATTGGGTAATACCGCTTGCTGTTTTGGCAAGGGTTATATCGTTGTGTCTGTAAGCTTGCTATCTGCATTTCACTTTTGTAAGTCCATACTTAGCCAACCTTAGATATATCGTTCTTACACTTACATTCAGCATTTCTGCCATTCTGCGGGGTGGTATGTTTTCTTCCTTGTACAACTTGGTAATGTTCTCTTCCGAAAGCGGGTCTACAAACGTTTTCTTAGGCTCTGCTATCCCCATCCGTTTACGTGCTTTTGCAGCATATGTTTCGTTTTGCTTGTCTTTTGTGACGTAAATAACGGTGGTCTTGTTAAGGCGTAAAGGAAACAATTGCCTCTCCACTTCCTTGTGTTCTTCGGCAAGGCTTTCCGCATTCCCGTTGACAGTAGTGTCAATCTTCTTGTATTTGTCTGGAATGCGGGTATGTTTGTCTCTGATTATTCTTTCTGTTGTTTTCATTGGTTCAATATTTTAATTGCTCGTTCAACATCATTTTCCGACAAACCTAAACGGGTGTCGGTCTTGACAAAGTGTTCAGCCTGTTCGAGAAGCATATCGCTATCATCGTCAAGTATCACGTAATTAAAATCAACCCCAATCTCTTTATAGTTCCAATTTTTACCGTTCTCAGAGTGGATATGAGTGTCAATCCATTGTTTTATCTCAACTCCACGAGGGATACCAAGATGAACACCTTGCATAACGTAGGCATACGCCCTTATAGTTACTCCTATAATTCTGTTGGCGTATGGAAATGGGAAAGGAACTAAATGCCTCACAGTTGTCAACTCTTCTTTTGTATCTTCTATCGTGTTTCTTCTCCAAGACGAAGAAATAACAATCTTAGCGTCCGTAGCATCTATAATCTTTCCAAGTAAATCACACGCATCTTTATCAAGTGCATAATGTGACTTTTCCGTGGAAATAACTCCGTCTATATCAAGAAATATGATTTTCATGTCAGCATATTATTCCAATTTTGTGATACCATTTGTCTGCATGGGAGAACCGGCCGATTAGGACAGCTTCCCGAATAGGGTGAGTTTATAAAGTTTGCTCATGGCTTATTTCTTTTGCGTAACGTTTCAATTCTCCAATGGAAAATAATCTCTCTTTTTCGTAAATCCCAGCTGCGCTATATTCAAGACTACAGCCGTTGGAAAAATGCCATCCCTCAAGGAACAACACAGCATCGCATTGAAGCAAGGCGGTAATATCCCTTCCTATATGCTCTTCGTAACTCGCATCAGGATTTGAAGATACTTCTAATGGGGATACCGCATCAAATCCCAATTGTTCTATCAACTCGCAAGCGGATTTGCATCGTTTTTCAACGTCCTCTATGTTATGCCCGGTGATAGGCAGGCTGATATAAACTTTCTTTTTACTCATATATTTCTTTACTTTTCAATTTATCAAGGAACTTACTATCGCCCGAATAATCAGCACCGATAACTTTCTTACTTTCAATAATTTGTTCAACAAGCATTATGCCTTCTTTTCTAATTTCTTCTACTTCATTATAATCGCAAGACTTATCAACTAACCGCTCCATAACTGATTTAGGCTTGGAAAGAGTTTCATTTAACTTTCCCAATCGCCAGTAGCAGTAATCAATCGTGGCAATGTGTTCTAACTTATTCATAGCTATTTACGTTTCAAATGCGACATTATTAAATCAAGTATTTCATAGAAGAAAACGGCAATAATAATAGTTGTCCATGGATATTGGTTTATTAATTCGTAAAAATCTCTCATAGATTTATTGCTTTATCAAGTCCGGATTATCGTAAATATTACCTTTAACTACAAACATTTTGCGTGTTTGTTGAAGAACGTTTTCTGTAAAGCCATCCCATCCAACCCAACATCCCTCTTGGGTACACCATTTAACCTCAAATGAAAGTCCTATGCGATGCTTGCCAGTCGTTGTAATATAGTCAAGTTGTACAATATCCCCTTCATAAATCTCTTGTCCGTTCTTGTCGTGTAGCCCAGTGAACTGCCCCAACGTCTCTATCTGAATTGGTATCTCATGCGCTCCGTCAGTAATTATGTCGACGAGATTGCCACTCCATAATACTTTTGTATAATAACCATCCACCCATGCGCCTTCGAAAAAGTCGTTATTAATGGCTTTCGCTCTGAATTTTATTTCACGCTTCATAATCAATTTATTTCTTTGTAATCCTTACACTCCTTGCGGTAAAACCCATTCTTTGAGAACCATTGTTTACATACATTGCACTGGTAATATATTTCTCCATTTATATATTTAAAAGGTTTTAATCTCATTAGTCTATTAGTTTAAATGAATAACAAAAAACGTATGGATTCTTTAGCCAAGTCCCTTTGCCGGATACTTTATCTATGAGGGCGGCAAAGGCTCCACGAGGGGTGCAATAAGGTTGAATGTCTCCTTTATAATAATAAGCATCCATAAAATGTGTATCTGCACTTCCGCATTGTCCTTTGTAAATTCCTTCTTTCAAGCAATCTTCATCGGAAATGTTTTGCAACCGTTCTACCTTGATGTCGGTAATGTGGATATGATGTGGCATAAGGTCAGCGCGAACAAACATCTTGTTTTTCCAACCGGGTGCAAATTTTGTTTTAGTATAAAATCCTATTCCGTCTTTATCATCAAGTGCGATTTCGGGATTCATACCTAAACTTTTGTAACATTGCGCAACGGCAACAGCTTCACCTACTTTGTATTTTGGAATATTCCAACCCGTAAAGTCTCCTTTGTCGTTTTTCCAACCAAAAGCATAATTTAATGGAGATACTATATTCCCGTCATTATCGTAATCATTTGGTTCAAAAACGGGGAATACAATATCATAAGTTTCATTTGGTCTGTCATACTTGCAGCCCCTTCTCGTCATAGTCTTCCGACCATCCAATACAGCTTGGGTTAAGCCGCATTCATCGTTGAACATTATCTTTTTCATTGTATCTTTCTTGTAATCGTTTCAAAACTATTTCTATGCCTTCATCCAGTCCTTTCTTATAGCCGGATATATTTTCTCCTATATTGTATACCGAACAGCCTACAACAATAAGAACAACTCCGACAGCCCTATGCCAATAAGGGAGTGATATGCTGAACGGTGAAAATGTCAACCGGAAATGCCCGATAAATAATGCTGATATGATGAATATCGCAAGAAAAAAGATTAGGTTTGCTCTCATAATCAATCCTCCACTTTTTCAAAGTGCACACTTTGTTTATCTTGTCTCGTATAAGAAATGCAACGACAATAACTGCATTCCGGCTTGCCATCAAAATAGCACTTATAGCATTCGCACATAATATCGCCATCTTTTTTCACGATAATTTTTTCTCCATTGCATTCAAATACCTCTCCGATTTTTCTTTCTTGTCCCATAACTTCTACATATAAATTGTCTAAAAGGATAAAAACGATAAAATGTGCACCTTACAAATTGGTTGTCAAACGCTTCTTTTGCAAACTTGCATTTGGAGCAGCATTTATTTAGAGTGCCTATATTTAATCTTATGTTATCCATAATTCTATTAATCATTAAACAAATCAACAGCTTCCACAACCCAATACCATATCACGAAATAAAAAGCGTATTTGGCTAATCTTTCGCAAGCTTGTGAAGGCTCTAACCCAGCTATGAAATTCCACGTATTATACTCATATACACAAATTAGATATGATATAATGATAGGAACCAGTATATATATAAATCTTCTCATAGTCATATAAGTTTTATACTTCTTGTATTCCGGCTTCCAGTGCTTCCTCATAGCTTTTATAATGCACCAAAGGTCTGTCGGATAACCCCACTAAATCATGGTTCGGTATTGTTAGTATATCGTATATCCAATAATCCCCATACATATAGGATACTTCAACGTGCAGCTTCTTGGTTTCACGTAGCCACTTTCGGGCAAATGACTGCGTAGGACGAGAATAGAATGATTTAGGTAAATCATTGCTGGTTCGGAATACGGTTTCCATCATCAAGCCTTTATCGTTAATGACATCTCTGCAATACTCATTGAAACCTTTTTCTTTCAGCAGCTTAGCTGTTTCTAATGTTACAAGTTCTTCGGTCATGGTTTTATAAATATTACAATTAATAAAACAGCAGCCATGATGGAAGCAATCAAGGCAAACCATTTCCATATTTTTACAGTAGCCTTCAAACCATATTTCTGCTTGTTAAACTCACTCATTGCATAATTCAAAGCCTCGTCTTTCAATCCTTTAAACTTGTTATTCAAGAACTCGGTTATATCGTCTGCAATAGTATATTTCACCCTTTCCGATATGGATATTGGATAGCCCCTCTCGTCATAATTTATCTCATTCAGTAAATCATGATGGAAAAGATATGGCACACCATTCACTTCATAAGACACCCTTATTCCACCCTCTTTGATGTATTTCAAAAACATCTCCTCGGAAAGTTCCTTTATCCTTACCTCATTCAGTTCGGACTTTTCTTTCAAACTATTAAAATATTCCTCGTCAACAATCACACAATTGTTTTCAAGTTTCATTACATGTGCTTTCATTCTTTTTCTTTAAAGTGTTCAATTAGTTCGTTTACGGTAGCCTTACGCCAATGAGGAAGTATATTGTTAAAATCATCCGGGCATGTATTTAAATCAAAGTCTCCAACTTTCCACTCTTTACCATCAGATTCTTTATAATCACTCGTACAGACAAACCATTGCATATAATTTGTATCATCTCTCAATGCAGCGATAGCCAAGAAAAGCTCTTCGTTGGTTCCGCAATCAATAAAACCTTTTTCAATTAACATTTCAGCATTGCCATGTTCATCATCAAGACAGGTAAATTGTTGCTTCTCCGCTAACAACAAAGTGAGATAGTCACAATGCCAAAAGCTTCTTCCATCCCGACCGCCAAGCTTATATACTTTCTCCGTCAATTCTTTAGTACTTTTTCTTATAAAGCACGGTGTTGTAAATCCCATAATTACTTCTCCTTTTCTATCTTTACTCCATTACGATAAATACTCCCAGTGTTTTCGGACGTTTCACGAGAAAATCTAACAGTTGCCTTGCCACGATTGACAAACTTGTCACAATTTATTATAGCACATAACGCATCATTACCACGTATTTCGTGGCAAATTGCTATCAATGAGCATCCGTCACAATGGGCATTTCTCATAACTATACCCTCATGTAGCACCCCGTCTATTATTATTCCGTTCTTTATTTCCATAATCAATCTCCTTTCTCTTTAATTCGTTCCAGTACATCCTTATATCATATTTGTAATTTAATTTTTATTCTTTTAATTTGTTTTGTAATTATTGAAGCTACATTTGACCTTGTTGTGTTAAATTCATGTGCTATTTCGGTTGGAGTATATCCTTGTAAATAATATCGTAAATATGTCTTTGCCCTATTCCCCTCAACTAAGGATATTATATCTATTTTTTCTCCGTAGTATTGGTGGCATTCGCATCTCCATTTGCATAAATCTATGGGTTCGATATATCTGACATGTTTATTATGCTCAATAAAATCCAGTGCTCTATGCTTTGCCGTCTTTAACCATTTGTTGTTTGCATGTTTGGCTTGAAGAGAGTTATTGCAGTAAGTCTCTATATAAGCGTTTGCAGCAATATCTTCAGCGTCTTCCCTACTTATTTTATATCCATAAAGGTATAATAATATGTCAGATACTTTTGTAAAGCGTTCTGGAAAGGATTGCAACTCCATATCTTTAATTTCGTGGTTTTCCAACACCCTTTCGTCGATAAGGTTTGAAATAGAACAATTAAAAGGATTTCTATCTATGTGTTTAGGCTCTACCTCGCTCCATTCCTTTCTAACAAATGCGTTGTACATCACAAGGGAAAGCTTACGAGATATTTCCTTTTTATGCCCAATAGACAGTCTTACAATTGGATATTTTCCGTTTTTTGATTGTTCTATTTTTTTTCATTTATAGAAAAACGTTTTGAAACATGACGTGTAAAAAACAATCGGCAAGAAGAAGTAATAAAATATCTGTTATACTCATTAACCATCGCAATAGGTACTTCTGCAATGGTTGATTTTGTAAAATCTTTAATATACTCTTTTGCAGAATCAAGTGTTGGAACAAACACACATGATTTGTTGTTTATTTTTCCCAAAAAAATCATATATCAATCTCTTTCTTTTTATTTAGCGTTGTCAATGATAGATGCCATGCTCTTCCCACCCTTCTTGTTTGCAGTTTATAGGTAAATGAAGCCCCGTATAAACGAGATAACGGTATAATGTAGTTTTTGATACTTTCAATCTTTTAGATATAACTGTTTTTTCTGTTC